TAATTTTCTGACAGCAGCCAATGTACTTCTAGACAAAACAAAAGAACCATTTTGTGCGTACTCTGCTTTTGGTTCATGATAAAGTGAAATTAAACCATCAGCTGTTAATGCAGCACTTGCGCCTGAATTAACTGTTCCGATTCCAGAATTTGTTAAAAATCCTTCTGGTTTTCCTACACCATTACCACTTACAAATGCAGTACCTTCTGCTTTTGCGAACTGCTCACCAAACTCTGCAGACATTTCAGTTTCAAGATTGAAGACAGAATCTTCTAATTCTTGCTCTGAGATATCAACCAAAGCATACATTTCGTGAGTAGGTATTTCTTTCAAACCAGTCGCATAACCAGTAGTCTCAGAACGAGTTCCTTGTTCTGCTACGAATACAGCAGCAAAAGTTCCTGTTCTTTCTGGAATTTGAATTGATCTGTTAGTTGTACTTCTCACTCTAGATATACTTCTAATTGGCGAGATTTCTATTATTGTTTTAGTCAACTCTCTAACATATTCAGGTGGAGCAAGATATCCTCCAGCTGTATCGTTAGAAGCAGTCAACACTTTTAACTCGTTTGGTTCAACGCCATCTTTACCTTTTCTCAAGTAGTTTTCGAATGCAACTTTTTGCTCATCAGCTTTTGCTACATCGTCCTTTGATGATAAAGGTCTAGACAACATCTTCTCAATACGAGTCAACTTTTCCTCATGGTCTTTTTGAGAGTTTGCAGCTTTAACTACAGCCTGATTAACTTCTTCGATTTTATCTAAATCTTTTTCGATTTTAGATAATTTCTCTTCAGTTATTGGGTCTGCAGAGCCTTTACTTTCAATTTGAGCCAATCGGTCGTCGTTAGTCTTTTTGAACTCTTCAAAAGTAGTTCCTAGACTTTCGATCGCTGATTTGATTTTATCATTGTCAGCCATTTTGACCTCCTATTGTCATTTGTTTGTTGTTAAGACTTTCTTTACTTTTTCTATTGATTCTAATACATCACCAAAGTCTTCAGCAACCTCTCGCTGCTCAAGAGCATCGACTACTGCTTTCGCAGCAACCTTTGATTCCATTCGTGATAAATCTCCTACATCCCGCAAAAGAACTTCCCATTCACGAATTGTTCGATCCGCACCCTTTACCTGATGAACAACAGCTTTGTCGTTCATCGGAAAGGTTACGAGGGAAACTTCCATAAGGTCAACATCCCTTAAAAATCTCTTTCTTCTTCTTTCATCATAAGATTGAGATTTAGGATCTGCCTTAAAACCGATTGACATAGCATCAAGTGCACCCATCTTCATAAGTTCGTAAACTTCACGACCTTTTTGAGTACCCATTGCTAATTGACCTTTTACATATAAACCATTTTCATCTTCTCTCATACCTTTGAATACACCTATTGGTTCATCAGTACGATGTTGATATAATAATTTAACTTAAATGCACCATTGACAACAACATCATTACCTTTGTCAACATTACCGAAAGTTGAAGCATATCCTTCAAACTCTCCTTCTGCATCGTCTTGTGTTTTTATTTCACATTCATAAACTTGTCTTTGACCTTTGTCTGCGATACTTTGATCAACCCAATCTTTTTCACCTAATTCATCATAATCAGAATAATCACATTCGCATTTTATATTACCAGAATCACATTCGCAATCTTTTTCTTCTTCTTTTTTATCTTTAGGTTTTTTACCATACTTGTCTGTTTCTTTTGAAACTGCTTCCATATAATCGCCATGAGTTTTACATGGCATAAATTTTCCGTCTCTAGTATGAATACCTGTGCAACCTATTTCTTTTGCTCTTGCTGATGCTTCTCCTGGATTGTCGTAAGTGTCTTTGCCGACTTCTTCTTTCATTTTTGGTTTTTTCTTATCTTTGTCTTTTGGCTTTTTGTGATATTTTTCTTCCATCTCTTGTCCTTTAGTATCTGTTGGGTTGATCAATGTCATTTATTAAATAAAAATTATAAATAGTATTATTGCTACTACTGCTGCGACAACTAACTTTCCTTTATTGCTTAAAGTTTTGTCCCAAAAGTTATAAAGGCTCTTTAATGGATTCCAAACCCAATTAAATATTTTATTCATCTTCAAACCCTCCAAAGTCTGGTTCAGGTACATTGACAACAAAAGTGCACCTACAATTAATAACTTGTTGAGGTGGTCCCAAAGGATCTCCAGGATATCTCAACACCGCACCACCAACAACGAAGTCTCCATTTTTAGAAACTACTTGACCATTGGCAGCACTATGGTCATCTCTTGTTCGAGCATCATTAACACTCACCCATTCCTTTGTTGTCTCAGGAATGTTGACTACATCAAGACTTGTAAAGTTTGCATAGTTTGCAGCTTGATGAGTTTCTGTTCTAGCGATTAATACTGCTCTGGTTATAGAACTAATTGCAGTTAGTTCTGTGATTCTTCTTGCAGTTGATACGACATCAAGTCCATCTGTCTGCGCACTATCAATAGCACTACGAATATTTGCCATAGTAGTGGAACTTATATTAGTAACCTTTTCAGAGCCATAAGTAAACAGAAAACTTTCAAATTGTTTATCAAATTCATCTTCATATTCTTTTTTCTCAGTTTCTTGTAATAATCGTATTTGAGATAGTATTCTTGACCTAAAAGTATCTGTTACAACTTTCCAATGCGAAAATATTAGGTTTTTGATTCTTGCAAAATGTTGCCTGCTATATATGCCAATACTTTGACGACCAGATAACATATATGCACTAGAAACCTCTGAAGCAGTACGATTTATCTCTGTTTTTAGACTACTAGCAAGTTTTACCTCAAAATTTCTACGCATTCTGTTTTGTAATGCCCATTCAGACAACTTTTGTTTTGGTGTTTTTAAATTTATCAAGATATCCTCCAACTTGCTATACCTGACCTTGCACTTAATTCTGTTAATCCCCAAACTAACGCATCTAATCTATCAGGAGACTGTTTTGTAAATTCTGGATTATAACTACATAGTTGGTCTTCTAATAAACTAAATCTTTCTAAATGTTTAACTCTTTTTTGTTCGTACAATGCAGCAATAGGTTCAGCACGAACAAACTTACCACGAGTTGCTCTTACTGATTTATAACTTACACTTTCATGTTGAGTTTTTACTACTCTTTCTACTAAATCACCACCATTGTTTACTTCAGCAATAACTTTATCAGCTTTATAACTTTCATATGCTTCTACAACTTTCTTTGCCCAAGCATCAGGAGAGTATTTACCTGATATGTCATTTAGTATATAATATTTGCCCTGAAAATCTATACCACATACAACAATACCAGTCTCGTCAGAATTTTTATTTGCAGTTACTGCTGGATCAACAGCTATAACTATTCTTTTCATATCTGGTAATTTTTCATTATACTTCATCATAGACTTTTCAATTAAATCTCTACTCCATAAACTTCCTGATACATCTTCTAAAACTTCTGCGTATAATTCTTGACGACCTAGTCTTGTGCCTTCATATCTTTCTTTTAATTGTTTTAAACTAGAATCTGCTAAATTTTCTTGATTCTCAAATGTTGAGCCACGAGTTATGATTGTATCTTTTCTTTTTACTAAATCTTTAACTAATGGTATTGGTTTTGGTGTTGTTGTTACGATTACTTTAGGACTTTCTCCCAATCTTAGACCAAACATCATTTGATCCCATGTTTCGCTATATTTCCAAGAACCTAACTCATCACACCATACTCTATGGTGCTGTGGACCTCTTAATCGTTCTGGAGTATCTGAACTAAAAGTTTTAAATCTAGAACCATTGACCAAGACTAATTCACCTAAAGATCTATTATAATTTGCAATTAACTTTTCATCAAGTACAGAATATAAACCTGATTCTCCTTCAATACAAGTGTCTCGACCATCGGCAAAGGTTGGTGCAACGATAGCCAAACGACTATCTGGATTTCTTAATGCAAACCATGCCATATCTTGTGCACCTGTTAATGTCTTGCCCCATCCCCTCCCAGCTAATATAAGCCATATAGACCAATCACCTTTTGGAGTGATTTGTTTTGGTCTAGCCAAATTTAACCATTTTAATCTAAACAATCTTTTATCTATTTCAGATTCTGGTAATTCTTTTAATAATTTTGTTATATCCATTCCTGTTCTAATATCCATACCAATTCATAACACCCCATATTGCTAGAACAAAATACATTAGTTCCATACAAAACCTTGCCCAATCTTTATCCATAAATGCGAATCTAATCCACATCAAGCAAGATACTGATCCTATAAGCCATCCTAACCATTGCCACTGTGTATTAGGTGTTATAAGTATATACACAGATACAAACGCAATAAGGAAACCTAACCAACGATATATTAACATATTAGCATATCCCTCCTTTTTCTCTTCAGCAAATATAAAAAAGAAAATTTTTTTATAATACCTATTTAGCAAGT